GTTCCTACAGTCACAGAAGTTCCTACAGCTGTTGTAGGTCCTCCTGGATTAGATAGTTCCTTCCCTGGAATGGGAGTAGCAACAACACCTTCAATAAGTGTAAGTGAGTTGATGAATCAACCCATAAGCGCCGCTCAGTCCATGGAGATAGCGGGCAATACCGGACTCACCGGAATATCCGAAGCGCAAGCCAATACCATTATTGAAACCAACAAACAACTTAATAAAATTTTTGGAGATACTCGACCCGAGACGCTTGAAGCGTTAGGTCAAGCGTTCGATGAAGTCGGCTCGAAATATCAACGGCCCGCGAACAAAGAAAAGTATGCCGAGGATATGTCAACCATTGCCGAAGGCTTAGCCGCCGGTGCTAAACCGTTCATTGGTCCTCAAGGAGGCTCTGCACTTAGTTTTACAAATTTAGGAATAAAAAATGAAAAAGGTGAAACTATTTTATCTAAATCATTACCTATAGTCACTGCAACACCTCCGACACTCGGACAACTTGGAGGAGATATTGGCAGAGCCTTTACCGGTTATGAGAGTCTACAATACACGGACCCTACAAGTAATGTTCCTGAAATGGTTCGAACACCAGGGATGGTCGAAGGATTAGCCAAGATCGCACTTCCGGGTTCTCTTGCCATGAGCGTTCTTCAAGACTTAACAGCAAAAGCAAAAGGTTATTTATTTGGAGAAGAAGAGGAAGAAGAGTTTCAATCAACAGGAGGAGGGCAACCTTCTTCGCCTCGAGCCTTAGGTGCTGAGAGTGTAGGTATTGACCCTATGACCGGATTACCCACCGGAGAAGCGACTGTTCCTTCTATTATTGATCTTTCCGGTCAAGGCCAAGGCGGAGGCGGTGGTGGTGGTGGACAACCCACACCTGATACCACACCCGATACCACACCCGATACCACACCGGAATTAACCGACTATCAAAAACTTTTACAACGATATGCTCAGCTCGCTGGATTTGATCCAACGCGAACCGAGGATATTGTGCGACGTTATGCTGCTCAAGGGGGCTTAATGAATTTAACCACAACGATACCCCCGGAACGCGGACCGATGTCCCAGGGTGTTGCTTCTTTATTTAAAAACAAGTAGAATAATCAAATGGCGGAAATAGATAAATCCTTACCCAATGAGGTACAAGAAGAAACAGTCTTGCAGATATCTGGTGATGAACTAGAGCAGGCGGTTACCGAAGAATTAGAAAAAGAACAACAACTCGATCAAGTCGCTCCTCGGATGGAAGAGACCGAAGACGGAGGCGTCGAAATTTCTTTCGATCCCGAAACCATTTCCATGGAAGGCGGACAAGAACACTTTGCCAATTTAGCGGAATTTTTAGATGAAGCGTATTTAGATGAGATTGGTAGTGAGTTAAAAGATTTATATCTCGATTACAAAATGTCGAGACAGGATTGGGAACAAACCTATACCAAAGGATTAGATTTATTAGGATTTAAATACGAAGACCGAACCGAACCTTTTCAAGGTGCATCCGGAGCAACGCATCCGGTATTAGCCGAAGCCGTTACCCAGTTTCAAGCGCAAGCATACAAAGAGTTATTACCCGCCAACGGACCGGTGCGTACTCAACAAGTAGGCGCACCGTCTCCTCAAAAAGAACAACAAGCCGAGCGCGTGAAAGAATTCATGAACTATCAGCTCATGCAAGAGATGAAAGAGTATGAACCCGAATTTGATCAAATGCTTTTTTATCTTCCCTTGTCCGGTTCCACTTTTAAAAAAGTGTATTACGATTCGATTTTAAATCGAGCCGTTTCTAAATTTGTACCGGCTGACGATTTGCTAGTGCCGTACTCAGCAACATCGCTTGACGATGCGGACGCGATTATTCACAAAGTCCATATTTCAAAAAACGATTTACGAAAACAACAAGTGAGTGGCTTCTATCGAGATATCGATTTAGGAGACCCTTACAGTGAAGATGACGAAATTGCTCAAAAAGAACGAGAGCTAGAAGGTATTCGCAAAACGGAAAAAGATCCGGATATGTATACCTTATTGGAATGTCACGTCGACTTAGACCTTGAAGGATTCGAGGATATGAGTGGCGAGACTGGTGAGCCCACAGGAATCAAACTTCCTTACATTGTCACGATTGAAGAAGGAAGTCGACAAGTCTTATCGATTAAACGAAACTACGATCCCGAAGATATGAAGAAAGCAAGAATTGATTACTTTACGCATTTCAAGTTTTTGCCAGGATTAGGATTTTATGGTTTTGGATTAATTCATATGATTGGCGGTTTGTCTAGAACCGCTACGGCAGCTCTCCGCCAATTACTAGACGCTGGAACATTATCTAATCTTCCCTCTGGATTTAAGGTCAGAGGGCTGCGTATTCGTGATGATGCTCAATCGTTAACTCCGGGTGAGTTTCGTGATGTCGATGCTCCGAATGGAAATTTACGAGAAGCTTTTTTACCGTTACCCTTTAAAGAACCTTCCGCTACCCTTTTACAATTAATGGGTATTGTGGTGCAAGCCGGACAACGCTTTGCATCGATTGCGGATATGCAAGTCGGGGATGGTAATCAAGGCGCAGCAGTAGGAACAACCATTGCTTTATTAGAACGCGGTTCTCGTGTGATGTCATCCATTCATAAGAGGCTCTATGTTTCTTTGAAAAACGAATTTAAAATGTTGGCCCGAGTGTTCAGTTTGTATTTACCTCCTGAATATCCTTATGACGTCGTCGGAGGACAGCGAGTCATCAAGCAACAAGACTTTGATCAGCGTATTGATATTTTACCGATTGCCGATCCGAATATTTTTTCTCAAGCGCAACGTATTAGTTTAGCTCAAACACAATTACAATTAGCTCAAACTAATCCTCAAATTCACAATCTCTATCAAGCCTATCGTAGTATGTATGAAGCGATTGGCGTGAAAAATGTTGATTTGATTCTTCCTCCCCCTCAACAACCACAACCGATGGATCCGAGTATGGAACATATTCAAGCGATGACCGCTAAACCGTTTCAAGCATTTCCCAAACAAGACCATAAAGCTCATATTGATGCGCATTTAAACTTTATGGGAACAGTGATGGTAAAAAATAACCCTCAAATTGCAGCTTCTTTGCAGAAAAATATTTTAGAACACATCACTTTGATGGCTCAAGAACAAATCCAGCTTGAATTTGCTCAAGAAATGGTGCAGATGCAACAAATGCAAGCACAATTACAGCAAAATCCACAGCTTGGACCGCAAATTGAGAACTTGATGGTGATGATTGAGTCTCGAAAAGCTAAATTAATTGCAGAAATGACCAAAGATTACATGGAAGAAGAGAATAGTATCTTCTCTGACGTCAATGATGACCCATTAACCAAGCTAAAACGCCAAGAATTAGACCTCCGTGCCCGTGAAAATGAACGAAAAGGCAAAGAGGCCGAAGAAAAGCTAGAAATTGACCGTGCAAAGCTCTTACAAGACCAAATGTACAAAGATGAAAAGCTAGAACAAGAAGATGAACATGCACAGTTGCGTGCAGGGATATCTCTTGCTAAAATGGGCGTTCAAAATATGAAAATAATGAGTAATTAGTTATGGGAAAAACTAAAAAAGAAAAACAACGCAAAGTTGCAAAGGTCATGAGGGAGTTTAAAAAAGGAAAACTTCCTATTGGTAAATCTAAGAAAAAAGTTACTTCACAAAAACAAGCAATTGCGATTGCCTTGAGTGAGGCGGGACTGTCAAAAGACAAGAAAAGGAGCTAAAATGGAAAAGAAAAACATTGACCATTCTAAATTTTTAAATAAGGATGGTTTAAAGAAGGGCGGCATCCCCGTAGAGATGTCTAAGCCCAACGAAACTCAGACTCAACAAGTAGGCGGACAAAGACGCATGCTGTCTGATAAAAAACGTAGTGCTAAATGGTACTAAGGAGGTAAAAATGGATAAGATCAAAAAATTATGGAATGATCACCCGGTAAAAAGATGGTTTGTCGTAGGACTAGCTGTTGGCTGGGTAGCCGCTCAATACTTATAAGATGTTAAGCAAACTTTTAGGTGGTTCATTAGTAGATACCGTAGGCAAGGTTATTGACTCTGTTCACACAAGTGAAGAGGAAAAGCTAGCTGCTAAAGCCAAACTAAAAGAGCTAGAAAACGAAATTAATGCGAAACAAATTGAGGTCAATTTAGCTGATGCTAAATCTACAGCTACCGATATTTCAGGTATACTGCAACGTTCTTGGAGACCCCTCATTGGATTTAGTGCAGCATTGGCCATATTTTGGGAATTTGTCCTTAAAAATTTTATCGTGTTCTTTCTAGCAGTGTTTGAAGTTCAAACAGAGCCGTTACCACAACTCGACATGGAACAATTGATGCCATTAGTCATGGCACTTTTAGGCATGGCCGGACTTAGGACTTTTGAGAAGTCTAAGAAAATTACAAAATGACAAAATGTATTAAATGCGGATGTATGTGTCATTGCGAACAAACCTGCATGTGTGAATGTGCAGGATGTGAACATGAAGAAACAAGTAGCAAATAATTTAATAGAACATGTAGTCAAGAAGACTACAATCGGAGATGGTAGAATCAGTTGGTCTACCATGAATAAACATAAACGACGTAACTTTAA